CCTGTACATTGTAAATTCCTCTTACAACGTAAACATCGTCGTCATATTTTCTATCCCTGTTTTCTAGGAATAATAAATCTTGTATGGTTCTTTCATTTAGGCTATCACCAGAATATTGCGGTTGTGTGGGACTTGCCGCTCCGTCTTTGTTTGTGTCTCCTTGATCATATGGGCCTACGTATTTGTGGAAGTGTAGGTCTGTTCCTCCCACTGTAAACATCTCTTTGATGTTACGATCGAAGAACTTGTAGTCATTGCCCTTTTCAGGCTTAAAAATGGATAATCTTGGCATATCATACATATTTATTGCACAGGCAATGACTATAAATATGAGTATGTCAGAACTACAAACAGGACAACAGGAAATTTTCGATTACGTTAAAAACAACCTCGGCGAGGGCATGATAGATGTGGAATTAGACCCCAAACACTATCAAACGGCGCTGGAAAGAGCCATTAACAAATTTAGACAGAGATCATCAAATGCTGTGGAAGAGTCATATGCATTCTTGGAATTGAAGAAGAATCAAAATAGTTACATACTACCAGATGAAATAATCAATGTTAGAAATTTAAACAGAAGAACAGTTGGTTCAAGAACAGAAGGTGGAGAAGGTGGAACACTGTTTGAACCATTCAACTTGGCATACACAAACACCTACCTTTTGAGGGCAGGTGCAACTGGTGGATTGGCAACTTATTATGCATTCGCTTCATACCAAGAATTAATAGGAAAAATGTTTGGAAGTTTTATACAATTTCATTTCGATGTTGCAACGAAAAAATTAACAATAACACAAAGACCAAGAGCAGATGACGAAACAGTTCTAATGCACACTGACAACTTCAGACCAGACATCACATTGTTCAAAGATATCTACGCGAAGCCATGGATAAGAGACTATACACTTGCAGTGTCTAAAATTATGTTGGGCGAGGCTAGGGGTAAATTCAATACTATAGCAGGACCACAGGGTGGTACAACATTAAATGGAGCAGACCTGAAGCAACAGGGCCAATCAGAAATCGAAAGACTTGAATTGGATATTGGCAATTATGCTGAGGGCGGAACACCTCACAGTTTTGTTATTGGTTAATTCTTAATCATATATTTTTAAATAAGTGTGTCATGACTGATCCTCGATACAAAAAATATGAAGACTGCAATCTAGAAGAACTGGAACAAATTGTCGAGGATCTGGAAAATATGTCCATCAGCGCCTTAAAAAGTAAAAAAATAGACATACGGAGAAGTATACTAGGTGCGGTAAAAGAAGCCAAATTAGTCATTGAAAAACGTTTGAAAAAATAGTATAATAAACCTTATGCTGATTGGTGTAGTAGGTTTAATAAGTTCCGGTAAAGGCACTGTCTCTGACAGACTCGTAGAAAAACACGGATATCAAAAAGATAGTTTTGCTAAAAGTTTGAAGGACGCTGTTGCATCTATGTTCAACTGGGATAGAAGTATGCTTGAAGGGGATACAGAATCCAGTAGACACTGGAGAGAACAGCCGGATAAATTTTGGAGTGAGAAATTTGGAAAGCCTACAACTCCGAGATGGGTGTTACAGTATTTTGGTACAGAAGTCATGCGGGGTCAAATGTATGATAGAATTTGGGTAGACAGTTGTATCGGTAGATACAAAGGAAAAAATACTGTTATAGCAGACACACGATTTCCTAACGAAGTGAAAGAAATCAGGCAACAAGGAGGCAAAATAATACTTGTAAAAAGAGGCTCAGATCCCGACTGGTTTATTAATTATGTCGAGGGAAATATTGAGCCCAAAGGCATACATTCCTCTGAATATGCGTGGGCAAAGGAAGAGTTTGATTTTGTTATTGAGAACAACGGTACGAAAGAAGAATTATACGAAAAAATAGACGATCTAATCGTCAGCAACAAGATCGCCAACACGCCATCCAAGTCTACGGGTACTACTCAATCTTTGGCAATTGGCGCAAACAGTTTTTAGATTATTTGCAGTAGTATTTCTCAGGTTCCCGTCAACAAACAGCACATCTAACTGGGATCTATTTTGTGCTTTAAATCCACACAACTCACACTTTTTGTGCTTCTTGTATCCTGACCTTTGTAATGCAGTCACCCCTCCTACTCGCTTGCCTGCCCTTTTCCTGATACAAGTATCACAGCGACTACGCCAATATACCCTGCCATATCTTTTATAGGCATATGCCCTGGGTTTGGTCTTACACTCCGTACACAACGGTCTGTCTTTGTACTGCATATGTGTATTTACGTCGCCTATATAGGCACCAAGAAAATGGTAAATTATGTCAACAAAACCGTATGATTGAATAAATAACTCTAGTATATACGTAACTTGCAAGGAGAATACGAAAAATGGCATTAACATCACCAGGAGTAGAGGTTTCAGTAATAAACGAGAGTTTCTACGTACCATCAGATGCGGGTACAACACCTTTATTCATAGTAGCATCATCACAGGACAAGCAAAATGGAGCAGGAGACGGCACAGCGGCAGGAACACAAACTGCTAACGCCAACACCGCTTATTTGATCTCGTCACAGAGAGAATTAACAGAGACTTTTGGAGATCCAAAATTCTACACAGACGCATCAGGAAATTCGCTTAACGGTTATGAGTTAAACGAATATGGCTTACAAGCGGCCTACTCTTTCTTAGGAGTTGCCAACAGAGCATATGTTCTGAGAGCGAATGTAAACACATCAGAATTAGTTGGAAGTGCTTCGGCACCGACAGCGGCACCATCAGATGGAACATACTGGTTTGACCTTGCATCAAGCAGTTATGGAATATTCGAGTGGAGCCAAGCAGATCAGAAATTCACAGCAAAAACACCAACGTTGATCACTTCAGTTAAGGACCTAGTAAATAACTCATCAACTGAGGCTCCAAAACAAAGTGTTGGATCAGTTGGCGACTATGTGATCAACACGACACACGTGAGCAACAAAATTTACAAGAAAAATGCAAGTAACACATGGAACCACGTAGGTTCAAATGATTGGCATGCGGCATTACCAATATTCACGGTTGCGTCAGGCACAACAGTTACAGGTGGTAACTCTTTTGTAATGAACGGTATTACAATTACCCCAGGCTCAACAGGACTATCAGATGTTAACACAGCGATTGGTTCAAACGTAACTAACGTAACATCGAGCATAAACAGTGTGACAGGAGCCCTAGAGATATTCCACAATGGAAAAAATGCAGGTGACTCAACAGCGGGTGCCAACACAATCAGAATCGAAGAAGGAACTGGTGTATTGGCTGAGTTAGGAATCACTGCTGGCACATACAATGGTCCGAAATTCTTACAAGCGGCACACACTAGCAGACCAACTTGGAAGACTGCAGATGAGAACAGACCTACTGGTTCTGTTTGGTTCAAGACAACTTCTGCAAATTCAGGTACTAACATCGTTGCAAAACTTTATAGTACGGCAAGTGGCAGTTTCTCAACAGAGAGTGCTCCACTACACGCAACCAACCATCAAGCGATATTCAAACTTGATCCTGCAAACGGCGGAACAGGTCTAAGTGCTGGTGCTTTGTACACACAGTTCAACATCACTGAAGAAAGCATGGGAGCAGACAGTTTGGCAGGAGTAGACTCTACTCCAAACGTGGGTGATTTCCAGATATTCAGATACGAAGGTGGCGAAACAATTATTAACTCTAAAACAACATTTCCAAGTTTCACGGCAGGTGAGATATTCACAGTTCAAGAATCATTAAAGAACCAAGAAGCATTAGGCACAGCAACAGATGTTACAATGATCTCGGGTGATGGTTCTACACTTGGTGATGCTGAGGATTTCGTTACAGCGTTTTCTACAGCAAACTTTACAAACTTAGAAGCATCAGTAATCACTTCAGGTGAATTCACAGGTGCAATCAGTATCAAACACAAACTGGGTGGTGACTTCAGAATGGTTGATAAAGTAGGTACACCATTGGCAGATGCTGGATTCAGCACAACCACTGCACACAGTTATGGTGGTTACACTGCAAACAGCACAGTATTGATCGACAACTTGTATGACGCACCAACTGGAGAGTCATTGGACTCATCAGCGAACAACGCCGTAGTTGCTTCGAACTTCAAGAGATTGAGCTACACAGCATCAACAAGTTCACCAACTAATGAGCCAACGGACGGTACACTTTGGTATAACACTGCAACTGACGAAGCAGATATAATGGCACACAACGGTACAACTTTCGTTGGATACGTTACAGCATATGGTACTACAGACCCTAATGGTCCACAGTTCAGTGCAACAGCACCATCTACACAGTCAGATGGCACTCCACTTGTAACTAATGACTTATGGATAGACACAAGTGATCTTGAGAATTATCCAAAACTTTACAAGTACAACACTGCGGCAACTTTAAGTTCAACAAACACAGCAAACCAAGTGGCAGTGACCACATCGGGTGCGGCGTGGGAACTAGTTGACAAAACAGACCAAACAACAGAAGACGGTATTGTGTTCGCGGACGCTAGATATCACACAGCGGCTGAAAGAAAAGATTTATTAGAAACTGGTGGCGCAGGCTCACCGAGCTCAATCAAGGATTTATTGAGTGATGGTTTTCTAGACCCGGATGCTCCAGATCCAACAAATTTCCCACAAGGTATATTGCTCTGGAACACTAGGCGTTCAGGTTACAATGTTAAAGAATACAAAAATAGTCACATCACAGCAACAAAATATCCAGGAAGCGGAGCGGCAGGATTAGGTAACATTAGATATACTACATCAGGTGGTGCAAGTGCAGACAATGAGTTAGTTGGAGGATACTTCCCAGACAGATGGGTTACTAAATCAAGCAACAACGCAGACGGTTCTGGAACTTTCGGTAGAAAAGCACAGAGAAAAGTAGTTGTTGAACAATTGAAATCAGAGATAGACACAAACCAAGCAATAAGAGAAGACCAAAGAGGTTACAATGTTATTGCTACACCTGGTTATCCAGAGTTGATTTCGAACATGATTAACTTGAACACAGATAGAAACAACACAGCGTTTGTAGTAGGTGACACTCCATTTAGATTAGAGGGCACAGCAACAAACATTTCAAACTGGGCTAACAACACAGCCGGTGCAACTGACAACGGCGAAGACGGTCTTGTAAGTGCAAGTGATTACTTGGGTGTGTTTTATCCATCTGGACAAACAACAGACAATGGCGGTAAATCAATTGTTGTTCCACCATCACACATGATGATGAGAACTTTGGCGAACAACGATAGTGTTGCTTTCCCATGGTTCGCACCAGCAGGAACAAGAAGAGGTGTCGTAGACAACGCAACAGCAGTTGGTTATATTGATGCATCGTCTGGAGAATTTGAAACTATATCTGTTACGGAGTCAGTGAGAGATTCAATGCACGAGGTTAAAGTGAACCCAATCACTTTCTTCGCAGGTGCAGGAATAGTTAACTTTGGTAACTTGACGAAAACATCGGCGAGTTCGGCACTAGATAGAATAAACGTTTCGAGATTAGCGGTCTACTTAAGAACACAATTAGATGCAATCGCGAAACCATTTATCTTTGAACCAAACGACGGCTTAACAAGGAATGAAATAAAACAAGCAGTTGAATCATTCTTGCTAGAGCTAGTTGGTCAGAGAGGTTTATATGATTTCCTAGTAGTTTGTGACGAGACAAATAACACACCTACAAGGATTGACAGAAACGAACTGTACGTAGATATAGCAATTGAACCAGTTAAATCAGTTGAATTTATTTACATACCGTTAAGAATTAAAAACACAGGAGAAATTGCAAAGTTAGGGAACTAATTTTGAATAAATAGGAGAAACAGATGGCAATATCAACTTTA